CAGAGGGTGTAGAGTTCACCGCAGATGGTGAGTATAGGGAAAAGCTCGAAGTAATCAAAGAGAGCTATTTCTCAAAGAAAGTTGAGAAAGATCAAGTTTCCTTGATCGAAACATTACACGAAGATGCTCCTCAGGAAAATCCTGAAGTAACTTCTGCAGTAATGAGTGATTATGTTAAGGCAATATCAAGAACTTTAATTAAATAAAGAGGCACACTATTATGTTTTTAACCGAAACATTACAAAAGAAGTGGTCGCCAGTTCTTGACCATCCCGAACTCCCAAAGATTTCTGACCCCCATCGTCGGGCAGTGACTGCGGCAATTCTGGAGAATCAAGAAAGAGCGTTCCGCGAAGAAGCTGGTATTCTGAACGAAGCAACACCAACCAACGTCGTTGGCTCGACTGGTGGTTTCACTGGTGCAGCCGCTCAAGGCGGTCCTGGTGCAGGTTATGATCCTATTCTGATCAGTCTGATCCGTCGTTCACTGCCAAATCTTATGGCATACGACATCGCTGGTGTTCAGCCAATGAATGGTCCTACTGGTCTTATTTTCGCAATGAGATCTGTATATGGTGGTCAAACACTTGGAACTGAAGCGTTCTATAATGAAGCTAACACTTCATTCTCTGGAAACACTTCTCAGACTCATCTTGGGCTTTCTGGCGCAACTGTTAACCCAGCAAACAGCGTAACATTCCTTCTCGCTAATACTGGCGACGGTTTACCCACCGCTACTGGTGAAGGAAATATCAGCGCAGAAATGGGTTTCTCAATCGAGAAAGTAACTGTTACTGCTAAGACCCGTCAGCTGAAAGCATCCTATTCAATTGAACTTGCGCAAGATCTCAAGGCAGTTCATGGTCTGGATGCAGAGACTGAACTCAGCAATATTCTGTCAACAGAAATCCTTGCTGAAATCAACAGAGAAGTTGTACGTTCAGTCTACTCAATTGCGAAGGTTGGTGGTCCCGCAGATGCAGGTATCATGAATCTTGCAACTGGTAGCGCAGACGTTGATGGTCGGTGGCAGGTTGAGAAGTACAAGAACCTGATTTTCGCTATCGAGCGTGATCTTAACAAGATCGCGAGAGAAACTCGTAGAGGAAAAGGTAACCTGATCATTTGCTCAAGCGATATCGCTTCTGCGCTTGCGATGTCTGGTCTGCTTGATTACAATTCAGGTCTTACTGGTCAAACCAATCTTGAAGTAGATCCAACTGGCAATACCTTTGTTGGTACGCTGTTCGGTCGCGTTAAGGTCTACATTGACCCATACTCAATTGCTACTCAGAACTATGTTGTATCTGGATACAAAGGTGCCGCAGTATACGACGCAGGCGTATTCTATTGCCCTTATGTTCCTCTGCAAATGGTTCGTGCAATTGATCCCGACAGCTTCCAGCCAAGAATTGGCTTCAAGACCCGATATGGCATGGTCATGAATCCTTTCGCGAAGGGAAGCACGCAGCCAACTGCAACTGGTGCACTTGAGAACAACTCAAACGTGTACTATCGTAAGTTTATTGTTACTAATCTGCAGTAACATGTGATATGATCGCATAATAATAACAATAAAGCGATCAAAAGACAGGGGAGCTTAATGCTCCCCTTCTTTTTATATAAATACTCAATAATGCGAGGGAAACATGAAACAACCCTATCAGCCAGAAAATTTAAGTTTAGCGATCGGCAATAAATTCAGGCTTTCTTTTTCAAGAATTCCTGAAGTCACTTATTTCTGTCAGAATGTAAATGTTCCTGGTGTTTCAATGAGCCCAACGCAATTTGCTACGCCATTTTCTGATCTTCCTATCCCTGGCGATAAAATCATGTATGATGAGTTCAGAATTTCATTTCTTGTCGATGAAGATTACAAGTCATGGCAAAGTCTATATGATTGGATTACAGCTATGACTTTCCCAGAAAATTTCGATCAATATAAAAATTTAAAATCGCTCAAAAGAAATGCAATTCCTGGTGGGATAATTCTTGATGAGAGCATAGAAAAATTACCACAGTACAGCGACGCTATTCTTACTGTAAACACCAATAAAAACAATCCTAACATTCGTTTTAAATTTGTCGATCTGTTTCCAATTTCAGTTGGCACTATTGATCTGAGTGAAGAATTCTCGCCTGATAGTCCTATTCTATGTGATGCAATATTTCGGTATTCTTACTTTACATTGCAAAGAGTTTAGTTTATAATATAGGATATTTGTTTTTGAGAGCAAAGTATGCCAACAACTATTGATGATGTAATTGAGATGTGGGAGCGTGATGCGAAAGTTGACGACACTGAACCTGGCAAAGAAATCCTAAGAATACCAATTCTTCATTCTCGTTACACTAAAATCCTAACAGAACAGAATCTTTTGTCTAAGAAGTGTCTGTTTGATTTTCATAGAATGAAGAAGATCAAGACCGAATACTATCTCGGTAGACTTGATGACGAAGAACTCAAGAAAAGAGGCTGGGAGCCTTTTCGGTTTTTACTCAAATCTGACGTGACTACATACTTAGAGTCAGATGAAGATTTGCAAATAATTCTGATGAAGAAAGCGAAGCATGATGCTATTGCTGATTACTGCACCTCTATTGTAAAAGAACTTGGCGCTAGAACGTATCAGCTTCGTGCATATATGGATTGGGAGAAGTTCATACAAGGACAAAGATAATCTTTATTGAGATCATGCAAATAAAAAAAATTAATGAAGTCTATGTGAAACTAAACTGTAGCGGTTCAATTGCTGAAGACGTTAGCAATTACTTCACGTTTTTTGCACCAAATTATCAATTTTCACCAATGTATAAGAAGCGAGTGTGGGATGGCAAAATACGATTATTTAACAAAAAGAATTCTCACTTCTATATCGGACTACTCGATTATCTATCTTCCTTTTGTAAAGAACGAGATATCAAACTTATTGTTGATGATGCTCTTGTTCACGACAATGGCTTTCGAATAAGTGATGCAGAAGAGTATGCCGAATCATTGAACCTGCATTCTTATGGTAAGAAGATAAAAGCATACGATGATCAGATTCGTGCTGTTGCTCATGCAATTAGAAACGAACGATCAGTCTTATTATCCCCAACAGCATCAGGTAAATCGCTGATCATTTACATTATATCAAGATATCTACTCGCATCAGAATGTAAGCATGGTCTTTTAGTTGTTCCTACTGTTTCTCTTGTTGAACAGATGTATAACGATTTCAAAGATTACTCCAGCAAGAATGGATGGAATGTTGACAAGAAGTGTAAGAAAGTATATGCAGGACAAGATAAAACTGAGAAGAAAGAACTGACTATCTCTACCTGGCAATCGATCTATGATCAACCAAAAGAATATTTTGAACAGTTCGACTTTATCATTGGCGATGAAGCGCACACATTCAAAGCTCAATCGCTTGCGCAAATAATGACGAGTTTAATCAACGCTAAATACAGGATAGGAACCACTGGTACCATTGATGATGTTAAGGTTCACAAATTAACACTCGAAGCATACTTCGGTCCAGTCCAAAGAATCACAACCACCAAAGAACTCATTGATAAAAATCGTTTATCTCAATTCGAGATAAAGTGTTTGATTCTCAAATATCCACCAGAAATTTGTGCGCAGGTAAACAACTATGATTACCAGAAAGAAATTGATTTCATTGTTACGAACCAAATTCGAAACAATTACATCGCTAATCTTGCATTATCACTTGAAGGAAACACACTTATACTTTTTCAATTCGTTGAGAAACATGGAAAAATCTTACACGCAATCATAGAAGAAAAAGTGAAAGGCGATAGAAAGGTGTTCTTTATATCAGGTGAAACAGAAGTTGAGACTCGCGATTCAGTTCGTCATATTACAGAGAAAGAAAACAACGCAATTATCGTAGCATCTTATGGGACGTTTTCTACTGGTGTATCTATTCGTAATCTTCACAATATTATTTTCGCTTCACCAAGTAAATCAAAAATTAGAAACTTACAATCAATCGGCAGAGGTTTAAGGCTCGGAGAAAACAAAGAGAAAGCATTTCTATATGATATCGTTGATGATCTTCGCACTGATAGTGAAGATCTCAACTTTGCCATGAAACACTACATCGAACGCATGAAAATATATCATCAAGAAAAGTTCAAAGTATCAACTTATAAAGTAGGATTGGATTATGGCAGAAAAGAATCTTAAGTTTATTAGAACGATGGTTAACATTGACATTTTAGCCAACTATATATCAGAAACGGAAACAACAATCACGATTAGTGATGTGCTTGTGTTACATACTGAATCGAACATTGAATCCCTTAGACAAACACTTTATCTCTATCCTTGGCTGCAGCAAACTGTCGTTGAAGACTCTGCCCAAGAAATCACTTTGTTTAAGAATACGATAATGTTTGTTACGGATATCTCAGATGAGATGAAAGACTATCATAAATCAATGTGGATAACAATAAGAAAAGAAGAAATGGAACAGATGGAAGAAGAAGAAAGAGAGCGAGAAGAGAGTGAGCAAGAACGAAAGGTTCTCAAGTTATTCAGGAAGGTCAGTAAGAATCCTAAGACTCCTGTACACTGACATTTTCATAAACGACACTCTATTATACTGATACTGGAAAAGGATGTAAAGTTAAAATGGCTAAGAATCATTATGTTAACAATGAAGATTTTCTTCAAGCAATGATTGAATTTAAAGAGAGCTGTGAAATAGCAAAGAACGCAGGGAAACAAAGACCTGTAATTCCAGACTATATCGCCAGATGTATTATGATGATTGCTGAGAAGTTATCAAGGAAACCAAATTTCTATTCGTATACGTTTAGAGAAGACATGGTTGGTGATGCGATTAAAAACTGTATTCTATACATTGACAACTTTGATCCTACCATTGGTAAAAACCCATTCGCATATTTCACCCAGATAATCTACTTCGCATTCATTCAGAGAATTAACAAGGAACGAAAGCAACTGTATGTGAAATACAAGTCGACTGAATCGTTGTCCATCCTTGGCGACTATGAACAATTCGAACTAAGTGAAATGGATGGTGAAGGTGAAGGTAGACAATTTGAACTGTATGAAAACATTTCAGAGTTCATTGATAACTATGAAGAAAAGAACAATATAAAGAAAGTCAGCAAGAAGAAAAAGCAAAAAGAACGAGAGCTGAGTCTACTTGAAGAATTGTTTGAAGAAGAGGAAGACCTCGATAAACTTTGATTTACAAGTGCTTTCGTAATATAATATCGTAAAACTTTTAGGAGTTACGATGTCTAAGATTTGTATTGTTGGAGATACTCACTTCGGGATGAGGTCAGACAACATTCACTTTCATAATCTCTATGCCAAATTCTACAACGAAGTTATGTTTCCGTTCCTTCGTGAAAATGGCATAGAGATTATTGTTCAACTTGGTGATTTGTTTGACCGTAGGAAGTTCATCAATTTTCAATCTTTGTTTCTGTCAAAGAAGTATTTTTTCAATGATGT